ATGAAAAAGATACATTTAAAACATCTATAGAAATTAATCAGCAATGGGTAATAGAACATGCGGCAGACAGACAACAGTATGTATGTCAAGGTCAGTCAGTAAATGTATTTGTACCTGCTGATGTAAACATTAAAGAGTTACATGACATACACATGTTAGCTTGGAAAAGAAAAATAAAAACTTTGTACTATTGCAGAAGTGAGGCAATCAAACGTGCAGAGTTAGTATCAAAAAAAGTAGAAAGAACAATCATACCTGAAGCTGATTGTTTGGCGTGTGAATAATGAAATGTTGGCATTGTAATACAGAGTTAATCTGGGGCGGAGACCACGATATAGAAGATAATGACACTTATATCATGGTAACTAACTTATCATGTCCAAAATGCAAATCACACGTTGAAGTATATTTACCAAAAGAGGAAGAAGAACAATGAAAAAATATTTAGAAAAATTAAGCATACTATCTTTGTATTACCGAGAAGGATTAGTGGGTGCATGGATAGGATTTTTATTAGGACTAATAGTAGGAACACTAATATGACAGACAGTAGTATTTTTGATGGTTTTGATAAACCACGAAAGAAGCGGCGTAGAAGAAAACAAAAACAATCTGTGTTATGGACTGTGTATCACACAATCTTAGCAGTAGAATTATTAATTATAATTATTATAGAAGGGATTGAATTACTAAGATGAGTTTATTTAAGAAGAGAGCATACTATAAACCATTTGATTATGAATGGGCATTTCAATCATACGATATGCAACAAAAAATGCACTGGCTACCAAGTGAAGTACCATTGCATGAAGATGTAAGAGACTGGAATGAAAGATTAAGTGCAGAAGAAAAAAATTTAATAGGACAGATATTAAAATTCTTTACACAAGGAGATGTTGATATAGCACAAGCCTATTTAGACAAGTATATCCCACAGTTTAAATCACCTGAAATAAGAATGATGTTATCTGCAATAGCTTCTAGTGAAGCAAACCATGCACATAGTTATTCTTTGTTAAATGATACTATTGGATTACCTGATAAGGAATACAAAGCGTTTCAAGAGTACAAAGAAATGTCGGATAAACATGAGTATCTATTTACATCTAAAGGTAAAGGACTTGAAGGACTAGCTAGAGAGATAGCTTGTTTTTCTGCATTTGGTGAAGGCTTACAGTTGTTTGCATCATTTGTTATGCTTCTTAACTTTCAAAGATATGGACGTATGAAGGGTATGTGTCAGATAGTAACTTGGTCTATCAGAGATGAAACACACCATGTTGAAAGCATGATTAAATTGTTTCATCAAATCATAAAAGAAAACCCAAATATTTGGACAGAAAAATTTAAAGCAAGTATCTATCAAACAGCTAGAGATATGGTTGAGCTTGAAGATAAGTTTATTGACTTAGCTTTTTCTATGGGTGGTATAAGAGGATTAAAAGCTGAAGAAGTAAAAGAGTATATTAGATACATAGCAGATAGAAGACTACTTCAATTATCTTTAAAACCTAATTATGGTGTTAAAGAGAACCCATTATCGTGGTTAGATTGGGTATTAAATGGCGTAGAACATGCTAATTTCTTTGAGAATAGAGCTACAGAATATAACAAAGGTACTGTCACAGGTAATCTTTGGGACTAACCTTACACTTTTAGATGAAAAACGTAACGGAAGATTTAGTTCTACCTGAAAATGTTGATGACTTAATTAAGTTGTTAAACAAAGTTTACCCTGAAAAGTCACCTGATTTGAAAGATGATACTAAAACTATTTATTTTAAAGCAGGTCAAAGGGACGTAGTTAATTTTATTAATACACTTAAAGAGAGGGATAAATAATATGTGCATGTCACCTAAGATGCCACCTGCTCCTGAACCTGCTCCTGCACCAGTTAACACTTCACAAACTGTGGGTGAACAAACTGCACCAGAGTTAGTAAAGGCAAATGAACAGGACTTAAACATTAAGAAGAAAAAAGTAAAGAAGTCAGGTACGAGTTCTTTAAATACTTCTTCAGGTTTAAACATAGCTACTAACACTACTGTCTAATTAAATGGAATACGAAGGTAGTTTACAGAAAGCAAATACAGCTAAAGAACGATATCTTAAACTACAACAAGAAAGAGAACACTATTTAGATAGAGCAGAAGAGTGCAGTGAATTAACTATCCCATCACTTATCAAACCTGAAGGTTTTACATCTTCAGATGAATTATACAATCCATTTCAATCCGTTGGTGCAAGAGGTGTCAACAATCTAGCAAGTAAACTTCTTTTATTATTGCTTCCCCCTAACTCCCCATTTTTTAGATTATCAATTACAGGTGACGCTAAAAAAGAATTAGAAGAAAATAAAGACATGAAGACTGACATAGAGAAGTCTTTGTCTGTAATAGAAAAAGAAGTATCAAGTAAAATAGAACAACTTGCATTAAGAGTTAGTGTGTTTGAAGCTCTTAAACATCTTATTGTAGGTGGTAACGTATTAACTTATTTACCTAAAAAAGGAAGCATGAGAGTATTTCCTTTGTCACAATATGTAGTTAGAAGAGATGCGTCAGGTAATGTATTAGAAATAGTTATCTGTGAGAAAGCAAGTATTTTATCTTTAGGTAAAGAAGTATCTGCACAAGTTATAGCTGACCCAGATTATAAGTCAGACGAAGACATAGAATTATACACACATGTATACAGATTAAATGACAATGAGTTTTATGTTTGCCAAGAAGTAAACGGAATAAAAATACCAGAAAGTATTGGTACATTTAAAAACGATAGAATGCCTTACCAAGCATTAAGAATGGTAAGAGTTGACAATGAAGATTATGGAAGAGGATATGTAGAAGAATTTTTAGGTGATTTAAAATCACTAGAAGGTTTATCACAAGCACTTGTAGAAAGTGCGGCGGCTTCATCTAAAGTAGTATTCATGGTCAGACCTAACTCTGTTACTAGAAAAAAAGATTTAGCTATGACTAGAAATGGTGACATCATTACTGGTACTGCTGAAGATGTGTCTGTACTACAAGCACAGAAACAATATGATTTACAAGTAGTAGAAAAGTCTATTGCTAAATTAGAAGAGAGAATGTCTTACGCATTCTTACTACACACAGCAATACAAAGAGATGCAGAAAGAGTAACAGCACAAGAAATTAGATACATGGCAGAACAATTAGAGACTGCTATGGGTGGTATATATTCATTACTATCACAAGAGTTTCAATTACCTTTAGTTTCTATTCTTATGAAGAGAATGGAACAAGCTAATGAAATACCTAAACTACCTAAAGGAACAGTACAGCCTACAATTATTACAGGTATAGAAGCATTAGGTAGAGGAAATGATTTACAAAAATTAAGAGAATTTGTTGCAGAGATAGGAAATCTAGCACAGATAAATCCGCAAGTTGTACAGGCGTTAAACCCTGATGATTTAATTAAACGTATCGCTATTGGTTTAGGGATTGATACAGATGGTCTATTAAAATCACAAGAGCAACTAGCAGAAGAACAAGCGGCTCAAGAAGAGCAAATGCAAAATGACCAGATGATGCAAATGGCAGAGAAAGCCATTCCTCAAGTTGCAAATAATTTAACTAAACCACAATAAGGATAACAAATGGTAGAAACAGTAGAGATAAAACAAGAAGAAACTACTAGCGAAAAGCCAGTAGAAGAAAATGTTACACAAAGTAAACCTGAAGGCTTACCTGAAAAATTCAACAGTGTTGAAGATTTAGCAAAGTCTTATGCAGAGTTAGAAAAGAAACTTGGTGACAACAAACAAGAAGAACCCAAAGAAGAAACTCCTAAAACAGAAACTAAAACATCTGATTTAGAGATTGCTGAAAAAGCAGTTGAGAGTGCAGGTTTAAATATGGATAACCTAGCAACAGAGTATAATGAAAAGGGTGAGTTAGATGCTAAATCATACGAAGCATTAGAAAAAGCAGGTATACCTAAAGATTATGTAAACCAGTTTATTGAAGGTCAAAAAGCAATCGCTGACCAACAAGCCAACTCTATAAAAGAAATGGTTGGTGGTACTGATGCTTATGCAGAAATGTCTAACTGGGCGGCAGAGAATATGTCTGAACAAGAAAAGACTGCATACAATACAGCAGTTAATTCTAAAGATATAGAAACTGCAAAGTTAGCAGTCGTAGGATTAAAAGCAAAATTTGAAAAAGCTAATGGTAGTGAACCAAAACTCGTAGAAGGTAAAGGCACAATTACAGGACAAGATGGTTACAAGTCTTGGGCTGAAGTTACAAGAGCTATGAGTGATGACAGATACCAGAAAGACCCTGCGTATCAAGCAATGGTTCAAGAAAAATTATCTAACTCAGATTTATAAACCAACTAAAAGGAAACATAATGTACGGAAAGAAAACAAAGAAAACTAAAACATTAAAAGGTGGACAGAAAAGATTACCTGCCGCTTTAAAAGCAAAAATAATGAATAAGAAGAAAAAAGCATAATGGCAAAGAACGGATTATACGCCAACATTCATAAGAAACGTGCTAGAATTAAAGCAGGTTCAGGTGAGAAGATGCGAAAAGCAGGACAAAAAGGTAGACCTACTGCTAAACAATTCAAACGTGCCGCCAAAACTGCGAAAGCATAATGGTTGCTAAAAAATATCAAAGTCCTTCTGGTGGCTTAAATGCTAGAGGAAGGGCTTTTTTTAAAAGAAAAGGACATAACTTAAAAGCTCCTGTCACAGGCAATCCTAAAGCAGGTTCAAGAGCGGCAGGAAGAAAAAAGAGTTTCTGTGCGAGAATGAGCGGAGTAAAAGGAGCTATGTCTAAAAACGGAAAACCCACTAGAAAAGCATTAGCTTTAAGAAAGTGGAACTGTAACTAAAATAGTTGTGCAACACTCATGTGTGGCAACTGCCAACTTTAATTAGCCAAATAACTTGACCCCTTGCGAGGGACAATCTTGACTAAATAATTAATTGAAGAGGCTTTTATAAACTAACGTCATAACAAAAGGAAACACTATGGCAAATGCAAGTCCAGTATCAGTTGGACGAGTAAATGCAGGTGGTTCAGAAGACGCTCTGTTTCTAAAAGTATTCGCAGGTGAAGTTATTACTTCATTTGATAGAGCTTCAAAAACAGCAGGTGCAGATATGACTAGAAGCATTGCTTCTGGAAAATCAGCAACTTTCCCAGTAATGGGTAGAGTTGGTTCTTCTTACCACACAGCAGGTACTGAAATAACTGGTTCTGATGTAAACCACAACGAAAAGGTTATTACAATTAATGACCTTTTAATCTCATCTGTATTCTTATCGAATATCGAGGAGGCAAAAAA